GAATGCCTCGCTCAAGCGGAAGCAATTTCAACATCCCCCGCGTCACCGATCGTCCCATATAGGTATTGAGGGCCTTTGGGGTCTTGATCTTGCCTGCGGCCACCTTGTTAACGGCCTTGACCAGACCGACGTAGCCGGCGCTGACCAAATCGTCGCGCAAATAGGCAACGCTCGGCATTCGCCGAATGAGCGCATCCGCCTTGACCACAACCAAGGCCATGTTGTCCTCGATCATGGCGTCTCGGGCCGCCGTGTCTCCGGCCGCCACTGCCGGAAACAACTGATTGTTCTTCTCAATGGTGGAAACCATGCTCAGACTCCGATCCTGTCGATGCGCCAAAGGTGCTGGGTGAAGAAGCCGCGCTGCCGGCAGGCTTCGCGGGAGTAGTCGTACTCGTGACCGTCCGGGTCGAAGATGCGGCCGCGCTGGTAGGCGACCGCGTGGCCACAATGGCGGCCGATGCCTTCAATCACGCCGCGACTGCCCTGGATTACCCGCGTGAAGCGGTTCCAGTTGTCGTCCGGGTAGGCGACCATGTGCTCGCTGCTGCCCGGCGATGAGCAGAGCACGGGGTACAACTCGACCCGCGTGGCCGCGTGGCCGTGGTTCAGACAGAGGTGGATTAACTCTTGGGGATGGAAGCCGCGCCGGCACATTGGCTCGGGCAGCTCGGGCTTAACGATCTGGCTGCCGTCATGGCCGATCTCGTCGAAAATGACTGAAAGCGGCAGCCCCAAAACCATCGCGAAGGATGCTGGCAGGCACATCCAGCGCTCTGGCTTACGCAGTAGGCGCATAATCTCTCCGCGGTTGAAGGTTGATAGCGGGAGCGGCGCGAGGGAGATCAGGCCGAACGGCCTTCGCGCTCTAGCTCGTCCAAGAGGGCGTCCACATCGGGAGCTTCGCCCCAGGACTTCTTCCAATAGGCTCGCCAGTTCGGCGGCCTAAACAGCTTGTCATACTCGGCTTGCGTGGCGGCGGTGAGAATCCAGATGCCAATGCCAAAGGCTTCCCACACGGGCCACTTCCGCCGCTGATCGCGGGTGAAGCTGTATCGCTTCGGCTGCTTGCAGTCGATCCAGCGGGTGCCCCACTTCTTGTGCGCAACGTAAAGGTCGGGGAAGCCGGTCTGGAACAAATTGCCGTGCGTGTGCTCGACATTCCACCCGCGGGCGTCTAGAAACTTGATAACGTCGCGCTGGATGTACCACTCCGGGCCGTGGGCTGGTCTGCGGATTGGAGCCATTACATCATCTCCGGGGCTCGAATCTTGACCGGGGCGGCACCGCCCTTCTTCTCCGCCCAGTTGTCCATGCCCTCGTACCAGGTCATGCCGATCAGCGGAACGTGACCGCGGAATGACTCCACGACTTCGCGGACGCTCTCCGTGATCTCCCGGACGATGGCGGGCATGGCCACCACCATCAACTCGTCGTGGACGTTCAGCGGGGCCAGCATCAACGGGTGGATGCCGGCGGGCTGCAAGTCCCACAACCGCCGCTGGACCGATTTGGTGATTTCGGCCCCGGGGCTTTGGATTTCGTGGTTCGCGGCGGCTCGCATGTTGGCAGCCTGCATCTGAAAAGCGGCACCGTAGAGCGCCGATGACACCGCCCCACCGGCGGTCTGTACGCGATCACGCCGTACCACCTTGACCTTGCACGCCCGCCAATGCGCCGGAACGTTGCGGGCCAGCTCGAACAGGGCCTTGCAAATCTTGTTTTCCAGCGAAAAGTAGCGGCGGAAGCCGAGGAACGTTTCGACGTACTCGGCCGGGTTTGCCCAGACCACCGCACTCCCGATCCCGGCGGGTTGCCGCATGGAGCAGAAGGCGTCGAAGGTCTTGTTGCGGGCCTTGCCGATGCCGGGATAGCGCTTCACGAAATCCGCATAAGCGGTCTTGGCGCGGGTCTCGCTGACGCCCAACTTCTGCACTAGCGTGTTCCAATCGCCGCCGTACACCAGGGCAAACACGCCGCGCTTACCCTTGTCGTACCAGTCGTTGTCGGTGCCGGAGGAATTGATGACCTCCGCGTAGCTCAGCCCGGAAAGGGCCATGCCGAACAGGGCGTGGAGTTTCTGCGGGGTCATGCCCGTCTGCTCGCACTCACCGCAGGGTTTGCCACTCTTCTTGTCAATCGAGGTGCCAGCGCACTTCGGGCATGGCCCTTTTGTGGTCAGGTCTTTGCGCAGGGCCGGGTCGTTGTACACGGCATCGGCGATCGTCACCTCGAACGAATCAAAGTCGCCGCCACAGAGGATCATCTGCTCCCAGAAGAGCGGAAACATCTTCCGCACGTCTTTGGCGTGTTTGATCCCCTGCGGATTCAGGCCGTCCGCCCCGGCCATGCGACTGGAGAGGGTGCCGATGACCACGAAGCTGGCGTGGAACTTGCCGGCCAGCAGCAGCTTCTTGTAGAGTTCAACTTCTTTGGCGGCGATCTTCACGTCCAGGATTTGCTTCGACCGGATGGCCGCCGGATGCTTGCCCGGCTGGATGAAGCCCGAGCCGCCACAGCGGACACAACCTGGCGCGCCCTCGCACCGGCCACACGGCTCTTGCTGTGCAATTTCCCAATTCAGGATGGCTTCCAGGTTGCTCTTCTTCGTCGACTCCTCCAGGACGATCGCCTCCGTGGGGTCCATTGCCGCCGTGATATAGCCGCGGACCTCGCCCGGCTTGTTGATATTGACCGGACTGGCCGCCACCGTGGCCTCGGCCTTGGCCAGCAGTTGCTTCATGCCGGAGATGTTGATGGAGAAGCCGTGCCAGCGGACGGATGGCACCATGCAGGCCAGCGTAGAATCGTCGTCGCCCGGCGTCGGGCACTCGAAGTGCTTGTCGAGCGCCCGCGTGTAAACGATGTCGTCGTTGGCATATTCACGGGCGTCCAACCGGGTGGCCCAGTGTTCGATATGCTTGTCAATCACGCCTGGCCAGGCGTAACCCAACAGGGCGTCCTCGCCCGCCTTGGGCTTGGCACGCTTGGCGACCACTTCGTCATCGTCATGCTCATCGTCCAGGCTCAGCGCAGGGTCGGTGAGTTGCTCTTCGACGGCGACCTTGATCTTCTGCTTGCCCTTCTTGCGCCCCCACACTTCCCAGTTCTTCTCGGGCGACGACACGGCCAGGGCTGTGGGCGCGTAGCCCAGTTCGTAGGGACGCCAGGCCGTAGGTGGCTCGACGTCCTTGAAGTGGTACTTGGGCTTGAAGCCCATTGCATGCTCGGCGAGGAACTTCAGCCCGCCAGCCGGGTTGAACTTGAGCACGACATCCTTGAAATCGGTGTCGATGTCGCCGTAACGGTCCTTGCGGTCAAAGACCTGCCATTTCGGTGCATTCGGATCGGCCGAGCGGGCGAAGTAGATGTTGTCGAGTTGGGCGCGGCCCTCCAACTCGGAAGCCAGCGCGTAGGCCAGTGCGGAAGGCACCCGCTTGATACGGATGTCTTCGCGGGCCATGAGGGACTGGTACGGACCCTTGCGGGAATGGAGCATCAAATCCAAGGCGCAGGCTGGCTTAACGCATGGCCCGTCTTGTCCCTTCGGCTCCAGCAAGGCGATTTCATCGATGTGCTCCCGTGGAACCCAGTCGGGGTTCGCGAGGCGAAAGATGGTGTAGGTCTTGGCAATGTGGAACCAGTCGAACGACAGGTTGAAGCCGACGACCGTGTGCTCGGTCAGCCACTCGATCAGGCGCAGCGTTTCGCGGATCGGCCGCCGCCAGACCTCGTGAAGCCGGATCGGGCCGTCTCCCTCGGCGTACTGCAACAGCACCATCATGCTGTGCAGTCCGCAGGTTTCGCTGTCGATGTAGACCTTGCTCATACGGTGAATACCGTGTAGTGCCAGGTGTCGCCGATCACTTCAGCGGACGTGACAGGCGCGGACGTGTGGAAGCCATTGCGAAAGCGGATGGACATAAGGAGCCCCTTGCCGATCCAGCCATCTACCGCGCAGTCCGGCGGAAACCGGCCGCTGAGGTACTGCCCCACGGTCGGCAGGTGCAACGCCGGGTCGCTCGACGTGATTTCCAGTAGTCCCGCGCTGGCCAGCACCACCTTCATTTCGTAGACGTGGTTCATCGTCTCGACGAAAAGGCGCGAGTCGGCCGGAAGCTGCCGCACGTCGACGCCCGGTTCGCTTCGCAGTGTTTCCGCTAAGGTCGTCATGTGAGGCCCCACCGGTTAAATCAGCAATCGCCGGCCAAAGTTGGAGTGGCTTCCTGAATCTCTTTTTCGATCTCGGCATCCGTGACGTAGCCCGCGCACCAGGCCCCTATCCGCGGAGCCAATCCCGTGATGCCGCACCCGAGCATCTTGGCAACCACCCGGTTGATCTCGGCCTTCGACTTGCGGTAGCCGAACTTCCGGCGACACGACGGGTCTAGATGCCGCATGGATGCCGTCTTGCCATGTTCCTGCTTCACCTGAACGATCTTGTGGGCGGCGGCGATCTGTTCTTCGGGCGGCAATGCCGCTAGTACCTTGACGTTGCACATAGCCAACAGCCCTGCTGCCGCGAACTGCTGCACTTCTTCGGTGAGCGTCAATAGCCGTTGCCGGTCATGGACCCATCCGGTCGGTCGCTTGAGTTCCGCGGCTGCCACTCGCAGGCTCACGCCGTCTGGATAGAGACGGGCCATTGCCCGCGCCTCTTCCAGTGGATTGAGGTCTTTGCGTTCCAGGTTTTCGACGAAGTTCAGCATCCGGGCTTCGTGATCGCTCAGCCCGCTACGGATCATCGCCGGCACCCGCACCCACTTCAGGAAGACCTCCATCGCCCGGTAGCGGCGGTGTCCAGCGATCAACCGGTAGTCGAAGCCCGCAGGTTTCTCGCCTACCATGTCCGCAATGGGCTGGACCACAATCGGGTAGTCCAGTCCCTTCAGCTCGACGCCGCCGCCCCGCAACCGGATGCTCTCGGCCAAATCGGAGACCGATTGCAGCGTGAACTGGCCGCGGCAGTTGAAGTCGGCATCGTAGTAGATGCGATCCAGTGGCAGGGGGTAGGCGTCATACTGTTCCAAGCGTTGCATAGTATGGAATCGCCTTCTCGCCCAGCCACTCCCAGACCGACGCCTGGCCGTTGTCGGTGATAGCGACGTAGGTGTCGTGTTGACGAGCCCAGCAACCGCTGTTGAAGTGGTAGTCGCCGATGTTGCCCGGTTCGTGCGTATGGCCGTAGACCACAACGTCGCACTTTCGCTCACGGCGGAACTTTTCCACGCCCGCGACCATCTCCGTCTGGCGGCCGTGTTGGAAGGTCAGCGTCCGCCACAGCGTCAAGGCGCTTTCCAAAGTGCCGACAAACTCGTCGGCCACGGCATGGCCGTGACGAACGGGCCCTTTGTTGCGGTCCTCCAACATGCCGCTGATGATGGCCGTGATTTCGCCCACGCCAGGGTTCAGGTCGCAACAGTAGGGGTCGGCCTCGTGCCCGTGGAGGAAGGCGAACCGCCGGCCGCCGATTTCCTCTTCAAACGGATGGCGGGACCGCTGGAAGAGCGGGTGGTCAATCATCAGCGGCGTGCCGATCAGGGGAGCCAGGGCATTGTCGTGGTTGCCGACGATCCATTCGGCCCCCAGTTCATCGAGCCGTTTCATGAGCGGCAGGTAGGCGCCAATCGCCGCGCCCACCGGCACCTGCCACCAATCCAGCAGATCGCCGAGGATCAGCAGTCGGCCGCGGGCCTCCTCGACGAACTTGAGGAAGCTGTAGAACCGCTCTTCGCGGCCGTTATAGGCGAAGTTGTCGCGGGGGCCGCGGTCGCAAAGGTGCAGATCACTGATGCAGAAGGTTGGCATAGGCACACTCGCAGGTCATGGGTCGATGTCCAAGTCGTCATCCCGATCGTCGTCCTCCTCCTCGTCCCATTCCTCGGGCTGCTCGTAAGCGGGTCGGTTCAAAGGATCGTCGTTGTTGCGCATGGGGCTCTCCGCGTTACTTGCACTTGGCGCGCAGTTCGGCAATCACCTCATCGAGCGTCTGGTATTGGCCTGCTGCAATGGCGGCCCGGCACTGGCGAGCTAGTTCGGCGTTGTACAGCACTACCACATCGTCCACGCTGTAGCAGCGGCCGAGCCACTGCCGCCAGACGCAGAAATGAAGTTGCCGGTCGCCGTCCCAATACCAAGTCCGATGCGTCAGCGGCACAAGCTGCAAGAAGTAATAGAGGAGGGTGGCGAGACTCTTCATGGTTGATGGATTCCTAGTTGGTTAAAGGCAATCGTTTCCACGGTAGCGGTCCATGAGTCGGTCCATGACCTGATGCAGCGTCAAACCGTGGGCGTAAATCAACGTGTCTCCGTAACCGAAGAGCAATTCGTAGCGGACGACCTCGCCGGTCTGCATCCGGGCGTCGATGAAATGTCGGTCGGTGTTGACCAGACGTTCCTGTCCGTCGCAATGGCCGGCGATGAAGAATGCTCTCATGGCTGCCACCAAGGGACTCGCGGGCCGAAATAAGGCGGCACGTAATAGGGCGGCCATCCCCACGCCTCGATCACGTGCATGTAGTCGGAACCGTTCTGAAAATACTGGTGACGGTAACCGCCCTCATACACGGCCTCGCCCCGGGCGTAGGACGGGGCCGGGAGGCTGTATTGGCACACCCGCTCTCCGTTTCGGTGCGTGTAGTAACTGGGCAGGAATATCCACTCCGCGTGTGCGGTCGTGCTGCCCAGCACAACCATGGCCAACCAGAGAAGGGTTTTCATTGCAACGGTCCAATCTCCCGGCCGCCGTCGATCAGGTAGCGTCGTGGGCCGTTCTTCTCGTTCTCGTGACGCAGCTTGACGTTCATTCGCCAGGTGATGCCATGCTTCGGGTTAACACCATGAATCCACTGAGCAGGTTCTCGATAGCCGGAGAGCGCGTTGTAGGCGAAGGCGTCGGTGCCCACCCACGAGCCGTTGACCAGCAGTTCGCCATCCACGTCGGACAAGGTGCTAGCGGCATGGTGGTGTCCCACGCAGAAATAGCGGCAGCGCTGTGCGCCGGCGGCGGCCCCCAAGGCGATCAGGCCCTTCTGACGGCGGACCATGCCGTACCAGGGAATGCCCAGGTTGCTGCGGACATCATCCCCATGACTGACGTTGAACCCAACGCCGTTGATGTTGACGTTGGCGCTCCACGCATCGGGGATGGTGAAGTTGACGTTGCCCAACTCGCGGCAGTGCAGTCGTGCCACCTCGGCGACCAGGTAGTCCCAGTTGTCGTTCGCGCCGAGGTAATCCTTCTTGGGCGTCCGCCGGCCGTGGTTGCCTGCCAGGTATAGGACGTGGACCTGCTCGAAGTGGGCCGCCAAGTCGCGGTACATCAGGGCGTGCAGTTGCCCGATGGCCAGGCAGTTCTTGAACTGGTTGCGGTAGTAGGACCGCTCGCAGGCTTTGTGGATTTCACCGCTGGTATAGTCGCCATAGGCCAGCACCCATAGCACTGGAAAGCGGAACTTCGGTGCCAGGGTGTCCTGGGTCCATTCGACGACGCTATCCACGTAGCGCTCCGCACGGGCGCAGGAGACCGGGAAGTTGTAGTTTTCGAGGCCGCCAACTTCCTCGGGCCGCACGACTTGATCGTGGTGGCCGTCCGAAACGTGTATGACGCAATGCTCGACGATCTGGGCCTTGCGGCGGAAATCCAAGGCGGACGGGAGAGTCGCGAAGGGCTTGACCCGCTGCTCCATTTCGCCGACGACGGCCTTGAACAGGCCGGCGCTCTTCGCCCCGGCCTTGACCTTGGCACGCTCGCGGTTGCGCTCCTCCGTGAGGTGGACGACCTCCGCTTCCAACTCCAAGACCCGCTTATCGGTCGGGTCGTAGCCCGGGATCTCCTTGTGCTGGCCGCCGGCCCGCCTGGGCGTCGGCGGCTCGCCGTTGGGCCAGGGCACGTCCTTGTGAACCCGGCCGGTGGCGATGTCGGACACGAGGGAGCGGCTGACGCCACACTTCGCGGCGATGTCGGGCTGCTTGGTGCCCTCGCTGATGGCCGCCTTGATCCCAGCGACCTCTTGACTGGTCAGTCTCATGGTGTTTCCTTCGTCGAGCGGCCGGGCGGCGGCAGGGTACCGCCACCCGGCTCATGTGCGGTCCGAATCAACGCCCCACAATGAACCGCTTCGCCCATGCGAGAGCCGCGTCGAAATCCAACGACGGCTTGAAGGCGGCGGGAGTTGGCTCGCCCCGAGAAGAACCGCTCGGCGATCCGCCGTCTTCCACGGGCATGGCTTCGATTTCGGCCAGCGTGGGCAGCTTCGCCTGGGGGTCAATCGCCCATTCGATCTTGGCGGCCTTGGCAAAGGCATGGATGCGCCGCACGGGAACAATGAAGTTGAAGCCTTGGAGCTTCATCACGCCCTGGGTCAACATGCCTACGTATTGGCCGTTGGCCTTGAGGAACATGCCGCCGCCGGAGGAGCCCGGGAAGGCCACGGCGGTCACCTGGTCGAAGACCTTGACATTGGCCCCCTTCATTTCCAGGGTGCGGCCCACCTGGCTCAAGACGCCCTCGGTGTAGCTGTTGGCACCGAACTGGCCGAGCAGGCTGCCGCAGTGGCTCAATTCGACTCCGATGGCTGGAATGTAATTCATGCCCGTTTTGAACTTAGCCGAGACCGCCAACGGGTAGGCGTTCATGCGGCGGACCATCAGCAGGGCCAGGTCTTCGCCGAAATCAGGGTCCGAAAACTTGATAACCTTGGCGTCCAGCTTCGTTTCCCCGACCCGCCGCCCGTTTTGCTGGAATTCCTGGACGATCTGCGCGTCCCGAAACTCGACCAGCGTGCGGGTGCCCCCGTCCGCGGTGATGACTTGGCGGACTACGCGGAGGTTGTCAACGACGTGGCCGGCGGTCCAGATGAAGGAAACTGTGTCGTCGCCGATCTTGCGGGTGACGATGGTGCCGGAGCCTTGGGCGTCGCCGGCCTTGATGGTGACACTGATCTGCTGCAAGTCATCGGGCACGCCGGCAAGGGCCGTACCGCCCGGCAAGGCGATGGTGAGGGCAAGCGTGAGGGCCAAAAGCAGGTACTTCATCGTTGCAACTCCAAGAGGTGAAAAGGGTAAACCGCGTGCAAGAGGCCAGCGCCTCTCAAGAATCAGGAAAGACGTAGTCGATGGTGTGCTCGCGGTTGCAGTCGCCGCACGCCGGAATGATCTCCGTGCACTGCACTTCAATTTGGCTCTCGAACTCCGGGCGAAGATGAAAGACGAGTGCCTCGTGGACGATATCGCCGAATAACTCGTGGTCGTCGTGCCGTGGCCAGTCGGCCGTGATATGCACGGTCGCGCCGCGGCCGTCGCCCTCTGTGGCCATGGGCTCCAACTCAATTTCGCGGAGGCGGATGTCGCCGTAACGCTGGCACATCCTCAGCAAGCCGCAGCGCACATTGTCCTTCAGGTTGTCGCGGTGCCGCGGCGACCACTTCCCTGCATGCAAGAGAACATCGCACTGGACACGACTCACGACACGGCCTCCACGACTTGCAGGGTCCCGTCTTCGCCTTCGCTCTCCCATTGGACGCCGGCCATCAGTTCGCCCATCGTCATGAGTTCCAGCTTCCGGTTCTCACGGATCACGTCCAAAACCCGCTCATCGCTGGGAAGATGAATCAGATCTACGATCAAGCAGCCCTTGTTCAGGTCCATGCCGATGCGGTGGATGCGATCTTCCGACTGGACCCGGTATTCGGGCTTCCACGAGTTGGACCAGTAGACCGCGGTGCGGGCTTCGACTAGCGTTAGGCTCATGCCGCCCGACTCGGGGTTCGCACAAAAGGCTACGCGGGGATGGTTCATGTCGGCCCAGTAGTCCAGCGGCTCTTCCGTGACGGATTGCTTGTCGTGCGTGAGAACCTGGAACGTGCCCTGGTCGCAGCGGACGACGTTCCACTTTTCCTTGAGGCAGAGATTGACCACGCGATCGACCGACCCGGTGAAGCCCGCAAAGACCACCAGCCGGCCGGTCTCTTCGTTCTCGTCCAAGAGCATCTTCATCGCGGCTTCCTTGGGGCACGGAACCTCGCGGGTCGTGCGAACCAGCTTGGGCACTTCGCGTGCGCCGCCGCAGACCGGGCAAGGCACCGACTGCTCGATCAGCCTGGCAACAACCTCGGCGGGGAGCAGTTGTACGCCGGGATAGCTCCGGTCCGGCTCCCGCGGGTCGATCCACTCTCGTACTGTGCCGTCGCTACAGTGACGGCAGCGGGTCATGCCGTCCTGCACCTCGCGGTACTGGAACCCGTCGCTCAGCTCACGAAGCAAGGTCATGCCGGTGACGGCGTTTGGAGCCGACTCGACGATGGCCTCGGCCACACGCAAGGTACTCGCCGCCGGCTTGCAAAGGATCTTGCGATATCGCTTATCGGGTAGGTCCAGGCAGTCCTTCTTGTGCTTGATCGTCACGAGCCCTTGGAGCCGCTTGTGGAGGTAGGCAACCTCATTCTTGCTGGGCTTGAACTCGTGGTAGTCGGCCGGATCCACCAGGCCGTCCAGTTCGTGTGGCCCTTCCTCCCGCGTCTCACCGCACTCGACGCACTTCCGCTCGTCGTCTTTCCAGCCGATGCGCCGCTTGAAGGTGCCGGCATCGAAGGTCTGCTGGACCATGAAGGCCATGCGTTCTTCCATCGCCTTCTGGCTGCCTTCCCGCAGGAAGCCGGGCCAAGCGATCTCGCACTGGCTCCACCAGTCCACCGGCGACTTGGGCGACGGGGTGCCGGACATCTCGATCACGAAGCCCTTTTCCAGGCCGAACTTCTCGCGGATCATGTCCGCCAACGCTTGGCACGCAC